ACTCAAAATGTTGCGATGGCAACAGGTCTTGGACGTGAATCAGTATCTGCCTATCAAGGAGCTCTTAAAGAAGCTAGAGCACAGATTAACACAGTACTTGCACCTCTTATCGGTGTTGAATCAGCAAATGCAACATCAAACAGTTTGCTTCCTGATAACATGACTCCTGGTGAAATTCCACAAAAGATTGCAGCTGCTAAAGAGTACATTCAACAAAGAGTAGATGCATTTACTACTGCTCAACCACTTGGCTCAACAGGTGGGCAAGTAAGTGGTAATAACGTATTTGCAGAAGAATGGTAAAAACATGCAAGATCAACTCGATACTCAAGTATTAAATCTAGCAAAATCAATCAGGCGAGCTGAGACTGGAACGTCGACAAACCCATACCAAGCAAAGGGTGCAAGTGGTGAATCAGGTGGTTATCAGTTCATGCCCAATACTTGGAAGCAGTGGGCTGGACAACATCTAGGTAATCCTAATGCAGAGATGAGTGTGGAGAACCAAAATAAGGTTGCATATAATCAAATCAAAGGTTGGAAAGATCAAGGATATAATCCTGCTCAGATTGCATCTCTGTGGAACAGTGGTAATCCTGAGGCATATAGGAATGGCTTGCAAGGAACCAATCAACAGGGCGTAGCTTATGACGTACCAGCATACGTTGCTAAGGTCAGTCAATACTATAGAGAGGCTTCTAAAGCAGCTCCTAAAGAAACTGCACCTTCTCCAGAACTTGCCGCAGAGCAAGAAGGTGGCTACAAGCCTTGGTTCAAAGCATCACCAGGAGATTCCGGGCTAGAAGCTGGTCTAAAAGCTGCTGGTAATGTTATCCCTTCTGCTGTTAACTTTGGTAAGGGTCTCATCTCACTTATAAATCCAGTTAATGCTGCTAAGAATATTGCACAAATACCAGAAGCTTATAGAGAGGCTAAAGCAGCAAATGAAGGTAGTGGTGCTGCAGCAGTAGGAAAGGCTATCACGTCTCTACCAGGAGAAACTGCAAAAGCAATCATTCCTGAATCTGTTCAGAAACTTGCAAAGGGTGATTTGTCAGGAGCTTCCAAACAAATGACTGAAGATCCATTTGGTCAAACTGCACCGGTTGTTTTAGCTGGAGCAGGAGCCGCAGGTGCTGCTGGTAAGAGTGCACAGTTCGGTAAAGCTGTAGAAACAGTGGCTAAACCCATTGTCAAACCAGTGGAAGCAGTGGCAAGTAAGGTTGGTGAAATGGGAGGAAAGGTTGGAGTCTCTACGATCTCCCACCTTACTGGAATGGATGCTGCTACAATAAGACAGATAATTTCAAACCCTGCTGAATTTTCTAGATTAAAAAGAGAAGCAGTTAGCCGGGGTAATCTTTCAAAGGAAGTTAAGGTTGCTATTGATGCTAGAATGAAGGATCTTAGTGAGACAGGTACTGGCTACGAAGCATTTAAGAACTCTACTCAGTCAGCAAAAGTACCACCTGATCTTATTAAGAGTGTCCTTGCTGACAGTGGTCTAAAGATAGTCAAGGGTAAAATCAAAGCAGACACGACTTCTGTTACTAGGAACCCTTCTGATATAAGAGCTCTTCAGAGATTTTATGATACATGGGGTAAGAAAAAGGATCTCACTGCTAAGGAGTTCTTCAACATGAGAAAGGATCTTTCTGATCTTTCTAAGTATGACAAGCTTACTGGCATGGGAAAAACTGAAGCATCTGCTAAAATAAGTAGGCAGATAAGAGACAGGGCAAATTCTCAGATTAGAGATATTCAATTTGAAGAATTAAAAGTTCTTGATGAGCTCTATGCACCAGAAAGAGCATTTCTTGATAACGTAAGAAAGGACTATTTCAATAAAGATGGCACGTTTAAAGATGGATCTCCTTCTAAGATTATGAATGCAACAAACAAAGCAGAGCTCCTAAAGAGACTGGAAGATGTACTACCTGGAGTTACTAAGAGGATTGAAATACTTAAAGCAGTAGAAGATATTGAAAGAGCTTCCGGTGTCAAAGTGGGTGCCTACGGAAGACTTACTGCTGCTGGACTTGGTTATGCACATTCTGGTATCATGGGAGCTTTGGTGGCAGAAATACTCACGTCACCATCAATGGCCGTTCCTATTCTTAGACAAGCTGGCTATTTAGGTACAGGTGCTAAACCAATAGTCAATACTCTAAGACTTGTTGGGGGAGATATTGCAGGACCGAAAGGGGGTTTAATATCTTCTTTTGCTAACAAGGAGGCTACTTCCACCTACTAACCCAATTATGATAAACGTAATACATAAAGAAAATAATGAAGAGCCAAGAGGCGGTCTCCTGCACTCCCATTTGGAGTATCATGCAGAAAGTAATGAATACCAGAAACAGAAGTATGTTTTTGCGGTTCCAAACCATGTATGACTAATTATACCATACCTATGACTGAACAAGACTTTCATATCCAAATATCAAGAGAACTAGGTGGAATCCACGAAAATCTAAAGAGTCTCTCTTCTTCTGTAAAAGGTATCGAAACCCATCTTTCTACCCAGAATGGTAGAATAAGAAAGACGGAAGATGAGATTGGCGGTATAAAAGCAAAGGCTGCACTGATTGCAAGTACTATAGGATCCGTTGCTTACTTCGTTTGGGACTTTATTAAAGTAAAAATAATATCATGAAGAAATATCCACTACCAATTGAAATAGTTAGGGGTCGTATACCAATAGTCACCCAGGAGTTTGGAGAAACTAAAAACGTTGCTTGGTATAAGGCTAACGGAGTCAACGTAGATTCTCATAACGGAACAGACATCGTCATCAGCGGTGGATCTGTCGCAACTTACGGTACAAAACTTGTCAACCCATTCCCAAAAGCTTTGGTCAATAAGGTATGGTTTGAAAGCCCTCTTACCACCAAAGGTAATGGGGTCAAGATACAATTTACTGATGAAAGAGGTAAAATAAGTACTGTGGTTTGGCATTGCTCGGAGTGCAATTACCAGGAGGAGTATCTAGAAAGAGACACTCTTGGCTTCATTGGCAACTCCGGTCTTGTTACACCAGCACCAACATTTGCAGCAGTTCATAATGGAGCACACCTTCATCTAATGTCTTATGTAAATGACGTATTGGTGGATCCTCGGGAGATATTTGATTTTACGAAGTGGTATGTGTCTGAGACAGATACTGGGGTCGTAAAAGATCTTCCACCGATCCAACACTTCCTTAATATTATATCAGGGAAGATTGGTAGTATGTTTAAAAGTTAAATTAAAAAACATGACATTAAAGTATTCATTTTGGAAAGGTCTTCTGAAAAGTTTTATTAGTGCTGTTATCTTTGCAATTCCACTAGTAGCACTATCTCTACCCAACGAGTTGTTAGAACTTACACTTGGAGGCTTCTTAATTCTCGTTGTTAACTTTCTTAAAGTTAAAGCAGCAGAAGCAGGGATGATTAAGTAAGAAGACTTTGCTTATCTTGCTCCGCTATTCACCGGTCGATGGATAGCGGAACCAGGTACACAATCAGTTCTTAACGGGGAGGCATGACTAGGAAACGCTCACACAGTTTACATGAAGGGGCTTACTCCATCATGACCTCCTCGACCACCTCTAAGAAAGGAGCTACTTCGGTAGCTTCTTTTTATTTATAAAATCGTATTATGACTGTATCTTCTTTGATTGACTTATCAAGTACGGATTCCGAGGTCGTCGCAGAAACGTAACTAGGCGTATCGTCTGGGAGGATTCCTATATGAATTAACCCATCTTCCAACATTTTGATCATCAAGGTTTGGTTGGTAGAGTCTAATGCATTCTTCTTCCAGTAGAAAGTATATTCGATGCTGATAGGAAAATCACTTTCTTCTAACTTTACGTGGTTTCGGAATGGTAGTAGACTTAAGTGGTATAGATCTTTCAATTGGTTTCTTGTTGTCCAGTGCATCCCCCTGTAGATCTTGTTCGTTGATACTTTTTCTGGCACGGGTAAGCTGATCTCTCCTATAGAACGTTTCATACTTTTTAATGAAGCCTCTATCAATTTCTTCGAGCTCATATTCGATGTTAATGAGGTAATCAAATGTTTTTTGGAGGAAGATTTTACTATATTCATTTGTTCTTATTTTACCATGGTTTGGGAGGTGGCATTTGTGGTTACATAGAGGTGCGGCATTGAATATAGAACTTTCTACTTTGCTATCACCACTACCCCTTCCCATGATATGGTGTAAGCAATCTGCCGTATTCATCTCACAATACCAGCATTTCCATGCATCCATGAATTTCGCCCAGCTATAATCCGGAAAACTATTTCTTAGATGCATTTTTCTTTTTGTAAGTTTTCTGATATTTCTTTATGTACTTCTTTCCCTCTTCAGTTTTATTCCACCTATTTGCCATCTCAATATATTTCTTTTTCTTATCCCCCTTCAGTGAATGATAGTATTTGTTCATTCGTTCTCTATTACACTTACGGCACACTCGATACTTTACAGAATGTACCATTAAGTGGGTTGTTGCTTTGCAACTATAACAATGCTTCTTTTTCATATTAGTTAAATAAGCTCATTTGTAAACTAAAGAAATCATACCCTGGAAAAACAACACGAGTCACCCTTTCTAGTAAGGGTTTTGTCTTATTTTCCCAGTAGTAGTCTCTATCAAACTTACCATCGAATTCCTCAGCTAGAACACCTTGCATCTTTCCTTGCTGCCCAGTAACAATATACTCCACTTCCGAGTGAATCATATTCTGTCCAGTCTTTTCTTTTACTGCCTGTGCTAGTCTTACATGGAGCGGAGCAGTACCCTTATACTCCTCTAGTGATTTACCTACCTTCTGAGTGATCATGAGCTCATCTTTCGTAAAGTCTTTCTGTTCAAACTCTTTTTTAATTTCTAGTAGGTAGGACTTGATCTCATCTCTTGTTGGATTTTTATGTAAGAGATATTCAATTAGTTCCTTCTGTTTCTCTCCTGCGAAGCTAAACGTATTCTTTTTGATATAGTCTAGGCCTCTTGCGTAGACCTCGTTGGCCTTCTTACCTTCAATGTTAGTTACATGACCTACGTAGGTTTTCTTTTCTATTAGAATTAGAGTTTCGTACTTCTTGTCTATCTCGAGTTCAATGAAACATTCATCTATACTGCAAGTTTCTTTAAGTTCTTTTTTTAATGCAATATGAAATAGATCAAGCTGTTCATGTGGATCGAATTTCTTTTTACCCGCAACCACGAAGACTGAATCGGTATCACCGTAGATAACAGGGAACCCTTGGTCTTCGAAAAACTTCTTAGCAAAGAGAATACACCATTGTCCAAAAAGAGTAATAGATTCAGCAATGTCAATAGAGAAATACCTCCCGTATTCAAGGCCCATGATTCCATAGGTGGAGTTTGCTAATTCTTTGACTATGATTTCATCCGATACTACTCTTTCCCAGTACGGACCTTTGTTCGTACCTTCTTCTATCATCTTAAGTTTAAGCTCCTTGTATTCTTTTCTTTTAGTGATGAGGTTAGATATAGCAACATTGATGACTGATTTTTCTTTAGTGAAGTAAGTGGGCTTCCAACCTCCAGCTTTTCTGGGTATTTCAGCAGTACCTGGATTACGCATCAGTTCATTAGAATGTACGTATCTGATAGAGTCATATCCGATATTTGAGGTTCTCATCATGCTTGGATATAGACCCTTAAAATCGAAGGTTTGAACGTTCTTATACATTCCTATTGCTGGATCTAATACTATTGCTCCAGAGTACTTAGCTTTGGTTGTATCTGTTTGATCTGGGTTAACATTACCTCTTTGGTTTGTTGTGTTTCTTTCATTGATTGCTCTTAGAGATGTTTTACAGAACTTACCTAGCTGATGAGCTGTCCTCATGATGTGAGCATCAATAATAGAATACAGGCCAAACTGACCAACCGGAACTCCGCACCACTGAGATTGTCTAATCATCATAGCACTGACACCTAGCTTTTCATCTAAGTCTTTGACTAGAAGAGAGTCCTCAATGTTATATTCCCTGAGTTTATCTCTGTTATTAGTCCAGAGATCAATGATCTTTTCAGTGTGGGGTATTTTTCCTCTCCCAAGGAAATGTTGGGATACGAATTCCAGAGCAAAGGTGCGTATGTGAGAGTCGAACCTAAAGATGTGTCTGAACCTTGCACATAAGTCGAAATGAGCCACTTCTTTCCATACGTAGTACTTCGTTTTGTGTAGTTCGTACTTTCGCATTCTTGCTTTGAGGTACGGCACGTCGAATCCTCTGGAATTCCATCCGAGTAAGATGTCATATTTTGATATTAGTCTAAGAAACTTTAATAACAATCTTTTTTCTGCATCATCATTGAGTTCTTCTATAGATTCAAAGTATGTTTTACCCTTATCATCTATTGCTGCATAACTTAAGATTCGATCTCTACCAATCTCAATCTTCTCTAACGAATCATCTGTTTCTATGTCGAAGTATAACTTTCTATAGTTTTCACAGATCTCTACCTCTTTGTCAATGTACCACCTACGATCAGGCATTAGATCTCCTTCGAATGTTTCTATACCATTTTCTTCAAGTAGGGAAACCGGGACGTATCTACTATTCGTATCTTTAGGGTTGAAGTGGATCTTTGCATACTCTGGAAACTTATCATCTAATTCAACACTACCAGCATGTCCATGTTGAGACATTAAGGAGACAGCTTTATCCACGTCTTTTCTCCACACTGCGAAGTACCAGTCTATTTCAAATATCATAGACTTTACTTCTTTTTGAGGAGTTTCGTATTTGACAATAACTGAGTCAAATAGATTCGAGGTGTGGATTACTTTATTTTTTATGAGTTGTGAATTCATATTCAGTTTTCTGTTTACTATCCCCTCGGTTTTCTACTGATAATTCAATATCTGATGGAAGTTCGTTTCCCCATATATCCCAACCCTCTCTTTTCGACCTTGCAAACATTTCTAAGTATGGCCCATCTGCAACTCTTTCGATTATTGAGTAAACCTCTTCTGGTTTTCTAGAATGTTCCTGTCTCGGTGCCATCAACCAACTTGGTTGAGACTTAAATCTGAAAGTCCCCTTACCTATTTTTCCTACTAGCAAGTCTTCTGACGCTGAACGAAAGTAGTATCCTAATCCCATCACTGGTTTGACCCATGTCAATTTAGATCTGTAAGTGAACCCCCAGTGTTTCATCAGCTCTAAAGACCACGGTAGGATTATATTAGTAGTCCACATAAACAGAAAACACCCTCTCTCATCGATAAGATGAGAAATGTCTATTGACTTTAGTTCATCTAAAGTCAGTTTTCCATAGTGATCTTCACTACCCGGTCTATCTCCGTGTGGTTTTTTCGTAAAGAATTCCCATGGTGGATCGACGTAGATGACTTTATATTTTTTCATTCTTTTGTGAAGTGTACGTTTCCATATACCACTACAATTTTAGTAACTTTCTTTTTTACCTCAGTCTCAAACAGCTGACCAACATGAGCAAAAAATGTTAAATCATCTTTTAGCTTTACCATGTCAGCAGATCTTTGGTAAACATACAGGTCGAATTCATTTCTTGCAGTATATACGAACTGCATGTGAGTGAAACACTGATGAACTTTATCGAAGTTAGCATCATTGAAGACTACTAACTGTCTAGAGTTTGGATCTTTCTTTGCTTCTTGACAAGCCTTGAGAAAGCTAATAGACATTCGGTTCCAATCATCTGCGTATTTACGAAGGAGACTTTGTTGTAAAAGATATACTTTAGTAGCAATATCTTTTATGATAATGAAGTGCCCCGGTAGTGCCCAGACTTTTCTATTGAACCTCTTATCTTTCTGAACGAATCCGTTTTTCTTTATGTCTCTATAGAGTCTATCAACGAGTGCTCTATATTGACGAGGTTCTCTACCATGAGAAGCATCATCAATGTCTAACCAAAGTAGTGTTGGTTTAAGAGTCTTACGCATTTCTATTATCGGTCTTAAGAAGCTCTGAATACAATACCCCTGAGATTTCTTCAGTTCCTTTGAAGAATCTATCTTTCATTGGAGTATTCGTGTAGTGCATTTCCTTCTTCGTTTGGTTGTAGAGGAAGTCATCTCGGTGGTAGTCAAATTCATCAACCTCAGGAATATACAGGCTTGTAGAGAATGAATTTGCTCTATCTGCTGCTGCTTCTTTCTGAAACTTGAATCGAGTTTTGTTTTTTTCGAAGACAGGTGCAAGTTGAGGATAGGCTTTAATTACTTCATCTGCCATCTGTTGAGCCACTACGTTCATTTGCCAAGTCTGACTTTCATTCTCTATTCTCTTTTGGTGGAAGAATAGGAGTGTTGCTAGGTTCGTATGCATGTTGTAGAACGTTTCTATGTTTCGAGGTAGTATACTCCTAGCTGCCTGAATTGATACCTTTTTAGAGTCTACCATTTTAGCGTAGCTCATCTTTGCTTGAAGAGTCGTATTGATAAAGTCTTCAAGTAGTTCGGGATCTTGAGCAATACATTCTTCGACAAGTACATCATTATGATTAAGGAATCTATCTCCGGTACATTGAGCAGAGAAAGTAACACCTACTCTCTGTCTAGTGATCTGCTGAGCATCAATGTGTGAGATTCCTGCTATCATGAATGTGAGGTTTACAGTCTCAAGACCTAAACCTAGAGCCTTACCTGATAACATCTGGTTAAGAGCATCTTCCTTCTGTTCTCTGGTTGCATTTGCAAGTTCTTCAGGGGTATCAGCCCATGTTGCTTTAACGAAGGAGTAGATCCTATTCATCATCGTCTCACTTGGTTCTGGATCTCTAAGAGTTACTCTTATGGAACTCCTATAGTCTTTGAATCGAGTAAGTGGTACCTGATTAAGGCGAACCGGGAAGGCTTTCTTTTTAGGTGTTAGTGATTGGTTATGAGGCATAGTATTCTATTGATTTTTTAAGTCCATCCATTAGACCGACCTTAGGTTTCCATCCAATGGATGCCATGCTATTAATATCTGCAGTATACTCGAACACTTCTCCGGGGTGGGATTCTCCTACTTTAATATTAGATTTAGAGTCTAACATTTTTTTAAGTACTTCAGCAACCTCAACTAGGTTATATCCGACTCCCGAAGCAATGTTCCATTCTTTCTTTGGCCCAAGTTCTTCCCAGCTATTGACTAGATGGATAACTCCATCAACCGCATCTGTGATATATGTGAAGTCTAGAACTTTATTCTTTCCCCAGACTTCAACTTGATGGTTATCCTTAAGTTGTTTAATGACCTTAGGGATAAATCTATCAGAGAAGTCATACTTACCATAGACGTTAGAGAATCTTATGATTTTGGTATCTATACCGTAGCACTTCTCGTATGCCCATGCGTATGATTCACCAAAGATTTTACTTGCAGAGTATGCACTCTCACAACTTCTTTGAGATCCAACATGCTCATCAACCGGAAGGAGATTGCCATTACCATACACTTCTCGTGAAGAGGCAATCATTACCCTTTTAGCTCCTGTTTTTCTTGCATACTCGAAAACATTATGAGTTGTTATGACGTTTTCTAATGCAAGATCTGGATTTTCTACTAATTCCCAAACTCTTGCATTTGCTGCTAGATGAATGATCAGGTCCCATTCAGATTCTGAATCTTTTCTGACAGAGTCATTGACTGTCTGTAACAGGTTTCCCTGTACAAAATTCTCACACTTAGTAAAACTGGGTTTAACTTTATCTACCCCTGCTACAAAGTGCCCTGCTGCTTCAAGAGCCGGTACTAATTCAGAACCTATCATTCCACTACTTCCAGTGACGAGTATTTTCATGTTACTTTACTAAGCTTACTGATTTTCTACTAATAAGCCACGTGCTTTTAGACTTCCTTGTTGCAACTCTGCAGAGTCCGTTTTTGCATACACACTTGACATACTTACTTCCATTGTTTTTATTGACTGCTACTATTTTATTTTTACTCATTGTAATTAATTTGTTATATTTTAATCCTCGGTGACCATCTCCTACTCTTTTTCTCCAGTTTTTAGTCATATCGTATTTCACATGACACGACTTACATAACTGCTTGAAGTTTGATTTCTTATAATCATACTTCCCACCCTTAACTAAGCACCAAGCATAATTTCGAATTTTACCAGAACATCTAATATTCTCACACTTAGAAGCTGGACCGTACTTCCACTTTAACCAGTAATGAATATCTCGGTAATCTCCTTTTCTATTCCATTTAGTTTTGTAGTGCTGTTTGGAATAGTTTGGATTTCTCCAGAGAAGTTTTACCGATCTTGAAACTTTCAACCTTGACTCTTTTGTCATTTTTGATCCTCTTTTCATTCTTGGTAGTTAATTGCCTGTGCAATTACATGCTCAGACGTTACGCCATAGCGCCAAGTACTAAATCTTCCCGAGAAGATGATCTTGCTAGAAGGAGATAGGTTCTCTTGGTTTTCAAAGATCCTACCCTGGTAAGCAATGAAGTAATCTACTATTTTAAGATCTGGGAACAGTTCTTCAAACTCTTCCTTATCCATGATTCCAGTGAACTCAAGAGCATACTTACCATCAATGTGAGATACCCTTGAGAATGCCTGAGAGTCATCGTAGTAGATCATTTCGTATTTATCATCAAATACACTAGGCCGGTTTTCTACAATAATATTTGTAATCGGTAGGCATTTGAATTCTTTTTCTTGTCCCCATGCTTTCCAGAAAAGAGGAGCTGAGATAGTCGTGACTAGTTTGTCATACTCTTTGTAGACCCCTCCTTTGTCTCCTAGATCATCTTTTATGAAGATTCTATTTTCATCTATTTGGGTGACGAACCCTTTTATGACGTCGGCTTTTTCATTAAGTTTTTTAATAACTTCCCCCAAATCTACATCTAGGGTATTCATGTAATTAGTACCCATTAATGCCCCAGAAGACAGACTTAAGTCATTTGTCTTTGGGACAAAAGACTTATCAACTGGGAGATTCCAAGGGGTCATTTTCTTCTGAATCATTAGAAGGTTCATGTCTGTAGAAAGAGAATCAGTCAACCACCCATTATTGTAGTATCCGATGTAGCTCTCCTTGGGTTTAATTTTCAAACTAAGATCTTTCAGTAGTTTTCTTGTTTCGTATGTGTCATGAAGCCATACTAGATAAGACCTGGCGTAATCACCTCCAATGTCTGGGGAGATTATTTTGAATTCTGGGTGGTAGTACTTCCAAACAAGTCCAGTGATTCCTGCTCCGATGATGTATTTTTTAGTTGTCATAACATTCATTTACGATATGTCTTACAATTTCATCTGGAGATTTTCCGTTTACCTCAATGACATTGTATCTTCTGTCATTTGCTAAAAGTAGGAAAGCCCGGTCAACCTGCTCAGTGTCAGAGTTGTTGAAGATGTCATCACCCCTAAAGTACTTCCACCCCTTATCAACACGTCCTGTGAGAATGAAAACTTTTGGTTGAAGTATGTTTTCAATTAAGTCAGTATAGGATAGATCAAACTTCCTGTTATGAACTCTTGAGTAGGCGAGTGATGAAGTAAATCCCCTGTCTAGAATGAAATCATATTCAGAGAACTGCACAATTGTTTCGTTGAATAGCTTTGAAAATTCTTCAGCAGATCCCTTACTTATATACTCTTTCATGTTAGGCATCTTAATCACCGGCATCTGAAGCATCCGTCCTAGTTTTTGACAGATGGTAGTTTTACCGAGTCCATCTGCACCATCGATGATAATATGTCTAGGTAAGTTTGTCATGGATTTGTTTCTTATACATTTCTAAGTCTCCACCGTAGAACATACTAGCCGGGTGTGGTATTGAATCTACCCTCTTTCCCATTAACTTGTCAAGCTGAGCACTTGTCCACTGACCCATTGCAATAATTTTTACATCTGGGTTTGAGATCTTAAGAACCTCAAGTTCCTTTAGTAAAAACTCCGAGTAAAAGTCCGTCATTTCTATACTAGGCTCCTCGTTGTTTGTAGTTACACATTTAACAACATTTGTAAAGTAGCAGTCTTTTAGAACACCATACTCTTCAAGTATTGGAAGTAGTATCTTACTAGATCCTTCTTCTAGATCACTCCAGAACTTATATCCCTGAGTGATATTCTTACCCGGGTTCTGACCAACGAATACATATTTAGGAGATAGATTACCACTACCAATACCAGAAATTCTACCTGGTATTTTTAGAATGTCAGAGTTTAGTAGATCCATCATTCTCTTCTTAAGTCCAGTGAAGTTTCTTCCTTGGACATATTCAACTATTTCAAGTATGTCATCTGGGGAGAGTTTCCATACGATTGCAAGGTTAGTAAGGAACAGGACTACATCAGCAAATTCTTCTTTAACCCTCTGAATGTCTGCTGGTTTCTGTTTCTTACTCCAAGGATTCATGACAGATGGAAACTCCTTTCTTAACTCAACAGCTTCTTCAATGAGCTTAAATACATACTTCTCACTCATTTCGTTTCGATCTGATTCAGTAATTGAATCGATGGGAAACCCTACTGATCTCTGAAATTCTTTTTGTTTTTCAATTATGTTATGTATTCTTGACATGGTCGATTTTAAGTTCTCCCTTATCTGCCATTTCTAAAACTTCTCTAATAGCAGATCCGTGAATTTTATATCTCCTAACTGCTCCCTGGGTGAAGATAATTGGTTTATAGAGTCTCTTACCTTCATCAGTATTAAGAAACGTAGTAAAGGAAAGTACTGCACTCCACAGAGTCCAACCCTTCTTAACAACATCTGAAGCAGAGTAGTATCTTCCTGTGTCTATTTCGTTAATTTTTGAATTCATCTTTGGTTTTGTAAGTTATCATCACTCATTCTTGCCTGGAGTTTTGAGATCCTGACTAACTCAGTGACACGGTCGATTTTTGCTTCTAATTTTCTAGATTCTACGAACTCATCCAACCCTTCAATTCGTACTTTTGCTTTGGCTACTGAATCTCCAGCTTCTACGAATTCAAGCTTCTTCTGAGCTATCTTCTGTTCTAGTAGGAATAGCTCTTCCTGTTCATGACCTATTAACACGATCAACTTAGCTGCAGCATCAAGCCACGTACTTGCTCCAATTGGGTGCTTTCCCTCTACCCATTCCTGGAGAGTATCTAGAATAACATCTACTGTGACTTTAGTACTCATGCTAGTTAAAATGGTATGTCGTTAGGGTCTATATCGTCCTTAGGATATTCAACATCTCCCCGTGTCGGTATTGTTGTTGCTGGTGCTGATGGTGGAGTTTGGATATTCTCCTTGACATCCGCCTTTACAACTACTGCATAGCCGTTCTCATCGTCCATTTTCTTATAGCCTTCTGGAATTAAGTAGAGTGCTGTGACTGCTTTACCTCCGATCCTAACTTTCTCTAATTCTACAGTAAGGTAATGACCTTGCCAATTTGTAGAATCATCCCCAAATGCTTCTATAAGAGCGGCAATGTTTGGTTTATTAATGTTAACATTTACTGCTTCTGGGAGACCTTCGAATCTGACCTTTGCAACATCTTGTGTTGTTGGGTTTCCGTTCTTATCTTTATAGTTAGATGCTTGTGGTTTAGTCTCACTCACAATTTTAGCTCTCTGACCAGTTGATAGAACTTTCTTATCTACCCATGCCCCGCCTGCTCCAGTGTTTGATGTGTATTTCATTTTATTATGCTATATCATCTTCTAATAAATCCTCTTCTTCCTCATCTTCATCAAGATCTAAATCTTCATCTAATTCTTCATCTTCTAAATCATTATCTAACTCGTCTGTAATCATGTTAATTGTTTGCATTAAGCTTCTTATAAAGTAGAAGGCATGCAAGGAATGCATCTCTACACCCCTCTACGTCGTAATCAAACTTCGGCACGGGGTGATCCATGCCAAAGGGAAACACTGCATAGTAACTAACTGGCTTTGGGAGATCGAATACTTTTACACCATCAGAAGTGAATCCACCATTTTCACTAAACTGAATATCGTATCCAGCACATTGCCAGAAGTGAGCTGGATAGGCATCTTTGGCACTTTTGAAGTCCATGATTCCGACTTGGTCTTTGTTGTCAATGAAACCAAAGTCGCAAATTCCTCCCAACCAATACTCTCTAGAGAAACAGTGGCTTTCTGACCAGAGAGGCTGCTTAACATTTGCAGTGTACCATTCAATGAATGGTTTAATTCTTGGGTGATATGCTTTGACTGGTTTGTCAATATCGAAACCTTCAATACGGTCTTTGACAAATCTTTCTAGCTCGGCATGCAAATCAGTTCCAGCATCTGCTGATTCTGCTAATGAAGTACTGTGAGCTCTATAAGCCAAGTCTAATAGATCATAGAACTGGTCAACGTCCATGAGCTTAATTTCTTCTAATTTAGATCCGACTGAATTTTTAAGTTCTTCTATTTCTGCTTTTGTTGCTGTCTTTCTTTTTATTTTAGTAATTAGTTTTGGGTCAGTGATTCCAAGTATTTTGACAGCGTGTCCAGATGCCCACCAAGTAAGAGGAATCGAAACTACTTTTACAACCCCACTTGTCCCAACTAAAGGTTTACCCTCTAACGTGTGAAGGTGTTCATTTTTTTCATTGTAGAACTTGTAAACTTTTTGGTCGATTGTTTTTTCCATATTTGTTACTTTATCATTTTATTAGTATTTGTAAATGATAGACTGTTTATAACTTGTTAATAAGTTTAGAATTGGGAATGACGCAGTGTCCTCCGATTTCTTTCATGATTGGTTGAAGTACTGGTCTAACATATTCAGGGTGATCTAACTTTGCGTATCCTTTGTTATAGGTTTCGTTGAAGAGCGTGTACACTTCGTGGAATGATAATCCCAATCGATCACAGTGCTCTTTCGCTCTTAACGTAAATTCTATACAAGCTCGGTAGTATTCTGTATCTAGTAGTTTACCCAGTTCTGTTGCTTCCTGTGTATCGAATAGAATTACTTTTAGCCCATGCTTTCTAAACTCATCAGCAACCATGCTAGCATCCTCACCCCCTAAAAACTTTTCGAAAGTCATGATACCTTCGTAGAGGTTAGGGTGAATCCCTCTAATTGGAGAATGGATTGCTCCTACTTTTCTAGATGTAGTGACTGGAACAGTGGAATGGATTATGGTATATGTCGGTTTGAACCTTTGTTGGTATGCTTTAACTTCTGATACAAACTCTTCACTGTAAGGGAAGCAGATGTGTAGATACTCCACGTTAAATGACATGTCATTATAGTTTGAATCTTTATCTGCGGAGAATGCATCAAAGACTTTAGCAATAGCCTTTCCCACTTCTCCGTATCCAATTACTAGATGTTCTATTGTTTTATTCATTTTCTTTATTAGGGTGGCACTTAGGACAAGTGTGGTCTATACAACCTCCAAGTGAGTCCATGCCATTTCTACAGGGTATAAACTTTTTGTTTCTCTTTACCTCTACCTTCTCCTCTTTAATAAACTGTCTTAGCACGTTAGCCCAAGCACTTTTTCCTTGTCGTAGGTCTTTCTCTATTTCATCTACTATCTCCTCTCTTTGTTTTGCTAGGGTTTGGGAGATGAAGGATTTAAGCTCTTCACTTTTGTATCCGCCCCACTTCTCATCAAACTCCTCCTCCCATTCACTGTTTTGTTTGGTGGTCATATTATTGTTTTATTAGTTCTGGGTTAGAAAAGAGAAAAGACCCTCTTGATAATAATTGGTCTTTCAATTTCTAGTAACTTAATTTGAAGCTCGATAAGCCTGATTTTTTTCTCAATGATTTCTAATTCTAGTTTTTCTTTTTTCATATCCCTTTATGTGCTTCACTAATAAGTACTGTTAATTCTTTCTTTCCCCACTGGACTGCTTCATTCTTAGTTTCCATCCAGATGTCGAACCTATTCGTGTTCCTATATCTTTTATTCATTCGGTCTTCACAGACGTAGCTAGTCGTTTCTATTATAACCTCAGTCCCGAACGGTAGGTGAGAGGGACATGCTACGATTCCATGTCTTGTTTCAGTTCCTGCTGCTGTTTCAAACGGATTACTATCAGTCTCGTCTATACTAGAAGTATAAGCTGTAACGGTTGCTTCTATTTCTACGAAAGGTACGGGTTCTGGCTCTGGCACCTCGTCGTAAGTAGTCGATGGGACGAAGAGTATTGAGGTAACAGCACCTACTAAGATGATAGCTATATTCATTTGTTTATCTTATCCTCAATCTTATCAAGATCTTCTTCAGTAATTAGATAATCTTCTAATTCTACATCAGAAGTAACCTTGTCAAAGAACTTAGCACGTACCATCGCAGAGAATTCTTTTCTCTTGTTTACGTCAAGAGAGTCTAAAATCTGCAGATAGTATCTTGTTGCTTTGTAGTTTTGGAAGATGTTCATGTTAGTTTGATGTTAGTGGAAGTATCGAATCAATGGAGTCTTTACATGATATGTATGGGGTAATCGTTAAGATATTTTTACAGTCTTGGGTTATCACTCCCGATACCGGACCAATTCTTACAACCTGTTCTTGTTGTAGAATAGCTATTTGCATTTGGAGTAGAATTATGATCTGAGTTAATATTGCTATTTCTGTCATGTTAGAATTTTAAGATCATTGCACCCATCATGAAACCGAGTTCGTCTAAGTGACTAGGTGATTTGACTCCTTCTTTTTTTAGAAGCTCGACCACGTTTTTAACTTCTTCCATCTCATTTAATTTTAAGATGTCTAGAGTACCTTCTGGTGTGACAGGTCTCTTATCTTCAGGGATCTGTGATAGTGAAGTTAAGATCTCCTCTACTTTCATTGTATCTATATTATCCATTGTTTTAGGTTTTACTACTAATATGAGATTCTCTCAAAGGGGGTGAGTGATACCGGCTATCGAACTGCAGTGACGCCGGATTTTCTGTGTAACGAAGGTCTTGGTCGTGATAATTAGTCAGCCAATTTAGTTAAGTGCAGACCTTGTGTTTTACGCTACTACGAGGTAGAGGCCGAACCTCTCTTTAAGAACCTGTGGCTTCGCAACACTCTCTTCTCAAACCCTGTGAAAGAACCTCTTGAGGCTCACTCGAAACTGAATAGGGTGGTTTTTAATTTATTTGTTTAATTTCTCTGCTAACTTCATTGCTTTCTCTATACACTTGAATTCTGGAATCATGCTCTCATAAGAATCTCTGACACATGAACCCCAGCTAGGAACCCACCCTCTCCAATCACTGCCCATGTTTCTACTCCTTGTCACATTTGCATCTGCACCAAAGATGTTTTTACCTTCTAATGTTTGAGCTTGAAACTTGTAAGACTCATAATAATCAGTCTTGTATAAACTTCTAACGATTTTGAATTTTTTCATGTTGAATTTTGTTTGTTAGTACCCTATTCAGTTTTGAATGAACCTCCTAATAAACATATTACCATATCGATAGACATTGTAAATAGGTATGACGTACTTTTACGTATAACTGTTAACAAGAAATATACGTACAGATTACGATATTATCATATCCTACAACAGTACAATACATTTTTAAGATAATGTAAATAGGCTAAGTGTTTACATTTTGTATTGGGCTCGTGATATAATATGAGAGTAGCAAATGAGTTGAACCCTTAAAGCTGTAGGGAAGAGGAGGTTCACTCCGCCGGTTTCAACTCCCGGTACTACCTTCTCTCCAGCTTTAAGGGTTTCTTCGTTTCTACTAGACAGGGGTAAAGCTGGATGTCGAAAAATTATCCAGCGACTGCGAAGGAAGGTGAATCCAGAGCCAGAAGTGCTCAGTCTCACCAAGGACTCGGGGTAGTGAGGGAAAGGTCCGGTCGCATCTTCTTCTCCCAGAATAACTTAACGGGGGAGGGGGGTGCCGTCAAAGGATCTAAGGTAGTAAGGTTAATTACAAGTTAAATGTACATTCACAATGGAAAAGGTAGATGAGTTTAGTCTAAGAGAAGAGATCAAAAAGTTAGAAGATAACAAACGAAGAGACCTTAATATCATAGGTCTATATTTTGACGAAAGGAAACCCGACCTAAGAACTAAAGAACAGTTTGCTGTAGCACTAAAGAGGCACTTAAGAGCTGCTAGAGACCTCAAACCGTTTAGTGATGATCAGATAATAGATGCGATTAGGAAGGCGAAGGAGTTTGTTCCCGGTTGGACATTAGAAACGTTACTTAAGATATTGACAAAATAAAATGGACAAAGCAACTCAGATTTTAATGGGAGAAGTTAGGAAACTAAGATCCAAGGCTGATCAGAAAAGAAAGGAAGCTGATCGATTAGAAAAAGAGGCTTCAGAGATAGAATCAAAATACAAACATGCCTAAAATACAAAAACAGAGCAAGACCTCTCCTATCCCACCTACTAGGACGTATTCGGACTCCGAGCTTCAAGACTTCCACCAAAAAATTCAACGATTTAAGAGAGTTCCCAGAACTCTACCTACTGGAGTTGTTGCCCAGAAGTTTGACCATGAAGCTCTACATGTAGCCTATGGAGCTGCAAGGACATCCCCACATGGGAAAACAATCGTTTATCTATACAATCCAGAAAGATATAGACAGTTCGTTAGTTTATGGGATCAGTACCAGTGGTTTATGATGGGGAAGGAAGGCAGGAAGGAAGCAGCTGAACATCACCAATTAACAAGTTATGAACAGATTCACCAGGAATCGAATATACAAGATGAATTATTTTGATATAATGACTATAAGATGCAAAACTTGACCAACGACCAAAAAAAAGATGTTCAAACTCGAATTGACTTGTTTCAGAAAGACTTTGAAGAGATTCAAAAGAAACACGAAATAGAAGTTTCTGCCTATCCTCAATATATTCCTACCCAGTTTGGTTTCACGACAGTAGCTCAAGTGGGACTACGTGACACTAAATACGCACCTGTCCCATCTCCACTTAACGGTTCCATAATCAAAGAGAAATGATCTTTACATTAGTAGTTATTGTGCTTTTAGTCGGTAGCTACTCTCTTGGTTATTGGATGGGGGTTGAGTCAAGGAAAGCAAAGATTGTAGAGTTAGATGACTTTAGCAAGAAACCACCAACGGAGTATAGAGAAGTTAAGGTGGTAGACTTAAGAGACCCATTAGACATAGACCTAAATTAACATGATAGAACCATTCGGCCGACGTATATATATTCTACCAGATGAAGAGATTGGAATTATCCAGTCGGGTGAGAGCCGCAAGATAGTTCAAGGTCGTGTCGTTGAAGTGGGTGATAAAGTAGAAAAGATTAGACCAGGTGATACAGTCATCTTTACTGCTTGGGGAGTAGATGAGATTACTATTAAGGGGGTAACACATTATTTTTTATTAGAAACAGATGAATTCATACTGGCCAGAATCAAACTGTCTTCCGGGGTGGTTTCACCACTTCAGTCTCTTGAGGCAGAACCCTCAAGCACAGGAAGAAGTATGCCGAAGGTGTCACAAACGAGTATTCTTTAAGACAGATAATTATGGCAGACCAAACAACTACACCTATCTCAAATACCATGCCAGGAGTCCCCTTCCAAAGTGGCACCCCCGTTTTGAAAGAGAATATAAGTCGGGACTCTAATGTTTACCTGAATGAAAAAGCACGAGATGCACTCATGAGAGGAGTGTCTAAAGTAGCTGATGCAGTGAAAGGAACTCTAGGAGCAGCAGGACACAATGCTATCCTCGAAGAAGGTTTATCACCTGGACATATCATCACTAACGATGGTGTGAGTATTGCAAGAAAGGTGGTAATGTCTGATCCAGTGGAGAATATTGGAGCAAACCTAGCCAAGGAGATAGCCACCCGGTCCGATAAAGAAAGTAATGACGGCACGACCACCTCCATAGTCCTACTCGAAGCTATCTTAAAAGAAGGAGCGACTGTAACCGCTCACCCAATGGAAATAAAAAGAAGCTTAGATGAATGCTTACCTATAATAAATAAAGCAATAGATGACCAGAAGAAAGAAATAACAGTAGATGATATAGCTAAGGTCGCTGCTATTTCTGCAGAGAGTGAGAGTTTGGGTAAACTATTCCAGGAGATCTATCAAGAGATCGGTAAAGATGGGATAGTAGAGCTGGATAACTCCAATACCTTTGAAACATTTTACGAGATCAAAGAAGGTGTACGGTTGAGGAACTGTGGATTCATGGCTCCCTACATGCAGACAGAGCCAGGTAAGTCCACCTATTCTAAACCTAAGATCCTTATAGCAAAACAAAAGATAGCTACATTGTCCGACCTAGATCCACTATTTCAAAAACTTTCACAGGATGGAACTAACGAGCTTGTGATATTCTGTGATGAGATTGACATGTCTGTACTCAGTGCCCTCGCCTACACCCACCTTAGAGGTATTTTCAAAACTCTAGTAATAAAAGCCCCCAACCTCTGGAAGGACTGGCTATTCGAAGACTTTAGCAAGATCACAGGAGCTACCATAGTAGGCCCCGAGACTGGACTAATATGGAAGACAGTAGAACTATCCCACCTCGGTACCTGTGACAAGATAATCACTTCCAAAGAAGAAACCACTGTTATGGGAATCAAAGATGTATCTGATCACATTAAGCTATTAGAGGAGGAAGGCAAGAAGAATGATCAGCTATTAGTAAGAGCAGCATGGCTCAAGACTAAAGCAGCCGTGCTAAAGTTAGGAGCTAATAGTGAGTCTGAACTATCCTATATTAGACTCAAAGCAGAAGATGCAAGTGGTGCATGCCACCTAGCACTAAAGGACGGTGTAGTTCCTGGAGGTGGTGTCGCACTACGTGTAGCATCCCAACACCTACCCGTGGATTCAGTGGGTGCTAAAATACTATTTAATGCACTACATGCTCCTATTAAGCAGATAGTTAAAAATGCAGGATATAGTGTTCCTGCTGAGAGTGAGGTGAATGGTAGTATTGGGTTCGATGCTAAAACTGGAGAGTATGTAGATATGTGGGAAGCTGGCATTCTAGATCCCGCGTTAGTAGTCAAGAATGCCATAAAGAATGCTATATCAGTAGCAGGTACGGTCCTTACTAGTCGTGTTATAATTACTATAAATAAAGATGAAACTATTAAGTAATTGTGAAATATGCAAGAAAAGAAAGCTCCTTATTAGAAGGAGACCATATACTCACAAACGAGTAGGTCTCATCAAGAGTAAGGACGAGATATGTGGAGGTTGCTTTAGAAAGATAAAGAAAGCATTAGCCAATGACGAAACGAACAATAACTAGTAGAATGAGGCACTTCGAGTTGACCGCGTTCAAAGACAGAAGCGGTAAAATGGTCCCAGTAATCACCAATAAAAGAAGAGCCCAACCTCTACCTCCACAGGAAAGAGAACTAGTAAAGTGTCCTAGCTGTAATAGAGAGAAACTACTAAGTGTAGGACAGATTTGGAACTGTAAGCATAAGGACTAATATGGGAAACTTACACTACGTAGAAGGTCATGGAGTCATAACAAATAGGGATAAGAACTATCAGTATAGACTCTACGCAGATGGCACTATCGTAGATCAGCATAAGAATAACTCTATAGTAGGCTACCTAGAAGGATCAGTATTAGATGTAGTATTCGCTATGAGAGCCCCAAAGGAGAGACAACAGTTTTTAATTGAATTTCTAAATAAGATATAATATAGATATGAGTAAAGGAGGACACCCAACTGACTACAATAAAGATATAATTCCAAAATGCGAGGAGTATCTAAAGGAGTCTCAAGATGTTGAGATTAAGGAATTAGTAGGACTATCAAAAAAAGGAACTGAACTATATAAAACAAGATTAAAAGTAAAGATCCCTACAGTAGAAGGATTAGCATTATATTTGAATGTAGCAAGACATACTCTATATAATTGGGAGAAAGTACATGAAGAGTTCTTGCACATCATGGAGAAGTTAAGAGCAAAACAAGCTGAAGCTTTGATCAATAATGGACTTGCAGGGAACTACAATCCTACTATTTCTAAAGTGTTATTGACTAAGCATGGATATAGAGAAGGAATTGAGAATACAGGAAAAGATGGTGAAAAATTGATTCCCGAGTCTGAGCTTAGTGATGAAGATAAAGAGCTACTTGCTTTAATGAAATCACATGGCCGAGACACCACAACAGAGACTAAATAGACTCAAGGATTATATTCCTTCGAAGTGGATGCTTAAGCATCAGATAAAAACATCTGCAGGACTACCATTTGAGTTTGACAATCACTATTTCATGAAAGACTTCATCGATGATGATAGTCAGTTCCAGGTCTTCCTCAAACCTCCACAGATAGGAGCTACTGAGAGCCAGATAGTTAAGACTTTATATTGTGCCAAGATGAAGGGGTGGGATATAATTTATACTCTCCCAACTCAATCAGATGTGCATGATATGGCAGGAGGAAAGATCAACCGTATTGTAGCACAGAACCCAATACTTACTTCATGGGTTAAGGATAGAGATACTGTAGAGCAAAAAGGAGTGGGTGACCACATCATTTACTACAGAGGAACCTTCTCTAATAAGCAAGCTATGATGGTATCGTCTGATCTAAATGTTCATGATGAGGTAGATGCTAGTGATGCATCAGTCATAGAGCAATATGAAACACGTTTGCAAGCAAAGAGTGATGGACGTAGATGGTACTTCTCCCACCCGTCATTAGCAGGATTCGGTGTTGACATCCACTGGCAAAATAGTGATAAGAAAGAATGGTTCATTACTTGTGAGCACTGCAATAAAGAGCAACAGCTAAAGTGGCCAGATAATGTTGACATTGAGAGGAGAGTTTATATATGTTCTCATTGCAAGGAAGAAATAAGTAATGACACTCGTAAGTTTGGAGTGTGGAGACCTACATCAACAGGACTCTTTTCTGGTTATCATGCATCTCAATTGATGTGTGCGTGGATTAGTGCTGATAAAATACTAAACGACAAAGAAGAGAAAGATGAGCAATACTTTTATAATTATGTATTAGGACTTCCCTACGTGGGTAGTGAGAATAAGATTGATGCTGCTACTATCTTAAAGAACTGTGTCCCTGCAGTTAATGATCAAGGAGGGACTATTGTGATTGGAGTAGATACAGGACTTCCTATTCACTTCACGATTGGAAATAAAGATGGTCTATTTTACTATGGGAAATGTAAAGCACCAAGTGCTAACTATGATCCGTATGGTGAGCTCGAATCCTTCCTTATCAGGTGGCCCAAAAGTATTTTAGTATCAGACCAAGGAGGAGATCTAATTGGTATAAGAAAACTCCAGGCTAAATATCCTGGAAGAGTCTTCCTATGTTATTACAGGAGAGATAGAAAGGGAATTGACATCATCAAGTGGGGACAAGGCAATGACTTTGGTTCTGTCATTGTTGATAGAAATAGAATGATGCAACTCCAAGTAGATCACTTCCGTGACGTGGGAAGAGTGAGACTTAATGGAAGTGTAGAGGATTGGAAAGACTTTGCATCTCATTATGAAAACATATATCGTATCGTAGAAGATACCCCACTTGGCCCACAGTATAAATGGGAAAGGAATGGTCCAGATCACTGGGTACATTCCACGAACTATTGTTTAGTGGGACTTGACAAGTACTCAGAGCAGGAAGCAACCATCATTGGTAGTAGCATGTTTGATGAGCTTCCAATGGCCAAGATCTTCACCGAGTGATGTTGTTAACAGTATTAACAGGTTTGTGAACAGTTGTGGTACAATGAAATGGCTAGATAATACTTTAAATAATGGCAGATCCAATTGAAGAAAATATAAGAGGAGTCCAGCAGCTTGTTAGTAGCAGGCTTAATAAGGTTCCTCAATCCACTGATAAACCAGAAGGAGTAGATGGTGAAATAATTGACGCTCTCACTCTTGATCTTTCTGATGCTGATCTTCTTTCATTAGCTAATAGATGGACTAATGCTTACAAGCTCTATGAAGGTAAGATAGAGCCAAGACAGAGAGCTATCAAGATGTTCTATCTTGGTGAGCAGAATAAAGGGAGTGCTACAGTATCAGCAGAACCTATTGCTGCAAACTTACTATTTGAAGCAGAAGAAACCTTCCTACCTGCAGCATTAGCAAAGAACCCAGAGCCTGTAGTATGGGCAGATAATACTGAAGAAGGAAATAAGGTAGCAAAGAGTGTTAAGACGATGCTTCAATATCATGCTGACACTCTTGCACTTAGAAGTAAGCTCAAGTTGATGGCTAGACAGAACTCAGTCTATCTCATTGGAGTAATGAAGTATGGGTGGGATGAAGAGATTCAAGATATTACAAGTGAAACAAGAAAGCCTCAGAATTTTATATTTGATCCAGATGGATTTGTTAACTGTTATGGAGACTTCGAAGGTTACCTAGGAGAAAGAATCCCTACAACAGCAGATAAACTAATAGAGAAGTTTCCAAAGCATGAAGAATATATTGCAGCGGTAGTAGAGGAGCATTTAGGAACTCCAGTGATTTACACAGAATGGTGGAGCCCAGATGATAAGTTTTGTTTTTATACTTTCAAAAATAAAGTTCTTGACAAACATAAGAACCAATATTTTAACTATCCAGAAGATGTAGATGAAGAAGATGAAGACGGTCAAGTAGAGAAGGTAACACGAGAAGGTAAGAATCACTTTGCAAGACCAAAGAAGCCCTATACTTTCCTATCCGTATTTTCATTAGAGGAGCAACCTCATGACATGACCTCACTCATTGAGCAGAACATTCCAAATCAACGTAGGATCACCAGAAGGACAGAGCAGATAGACTACAACCTCTCCAGGGCTAACAACTCCGACGTGTTTAGCGAGAATAACTTCACCCAAGAAACAGCCAAACAAGCAGCTCAAGCATTAGCTAAAGGTAACCCAATTATAGTTCCGAAGGGTGGACCGATTGGAGAAGCTATTCATAGACTACAAGCTCCCGGGCTTGACGCCTCCTTCTTTAAAGAGCTTGAAGTATCTAAGCAGGACCTTAGACAGATCTTTGGTACTCAAGGCATGACTTCACAACCAGATAATGATGATAAGACAGTGAGAGGGAAGATCATAAGTGCTCAACAAGACTCTACTCGTATCGGTGGGGGAATTGGAGATGCTATAGAGCAAGTAGCTGATACAATCTTCAACTACTGGACTCAACTCTATTATGTGTTCTATGATGACACTCACACTGCATCTATCATGGGTGGAATGAGGGCTGTAGAATATATCGAGCTAACCAGATCTAACATGGATCGTAAGCTTGTGGTCAGTGTTGCTCCAAACTCAATGAAGCCAAAAGATGAAACTACTGAAATGAACCAAGCATTGGCTTTATGGGAGAAAGGAGCAATAGACCCCAAGACCCTCCTCACCATACTAGACTTCCCTGACCCTCAAACAACTGCTGAAAATGCAGTGTTGTGGAGTGTAGATAAGATGGCATACATGCAACTCAACTTCCCAGAGCTACAACAGAAGATTCAGCAAATACAAATGCAAATGCAACAAGCAATGGCTATGAACAGTCCAGCTGGTGCATTACCGCAGCAAGATAATGGTATAATGCCAGAAAAGGTGGTGGAACCAGGTCAATCGATCGAAGCAGGTCCAGCCAATCCATCTTTAAGTCAGGTTCCTATTAACAACCCAGGAGTACCACAAATATGAAATACTCACCATCACATTTAAAGAAAAGTTTAGGAGGTAAGATCTCCTCTAAATCTCTTAAGGGAGATAAGAAAGCTCGTAGTCAGGCTATCATGGCTGCTATTGAGAAGAAGAGAAAAGGCATTGACAAGCATACAAGAGAAAAGAAGATGAGCGGTATTAATTCACCATTTGACTAATATGAAACATTCTCCTAAAGTTTATAAGCAAAGGTCTAAGAATGCAAGAGAGTATCTTGATTCATATAATAAAGGAGCTAGTCCTAAAGAGCTTCGTTCCATTAAGAATAAAGGTGCTGCAAAAACAAATGCACTTAAGAAGAAGATGGGTGGTGATCATGACGCAGACTTGAAACGTATTGAAAGGAGAGGTGACACTAAACACCGAAATCGTCAAATCGAAAAAGATAAAAAGTTTGGAATTTACCACTAGACTCTATGGGTTGTAAAGTTTCCCCTCCGCAAGGAAAAAAGCTTGAATTTAATACTAAAACTATTCCCTGAACAAGGGCGAAAAAACAAACATGACTGAAATTGACAAGTTCTTCGAAGGTTTACCAGGAGAGGAGAAAGCTCCGGCTGACGTTCTTGATGATAAACCTGAAGAGGGACAGGCACCTGCAGAAGGTAAGCCAAATCCTGAAGAAGGAGAAGAGGGGGAGGATAACACCCAGGCTCGTAAGAACAGGCGTGAACGTAGACTTGAGCAAAAGTATAATGAGACTCGAGATATGAACATTGCTTTGAACGAACGAATCAAAGTATTATCTGAAGCCAAGCAATTTCAACAAGAATTCAAGCCATCTGAAGATGTCCCTAGTGAATGGACTGCTCTCTACGGAGACACCCCTGAAGCTAAGAAGGCATGGCAGATGAACCAAGTTCTTATCAACCGAGCCAAGGAAGAGGCGAAAGCAGAAGCTCTTACTGAATTCAACAACATACAACAAAAAGCCATTGATGATCAGAAGAAGTTTGAAAGTGTCATTGACACCGAACTTGAAACCCTGGAAGATGACTTTGATGTAGACCTGACTTCTAATGCTCCTGCTGCTCGTAAGGCTCGTAGAGAGTTCCTCGAATTAGTCCAAAAGCTATCCCCTAAAGATGAAGAGGGCAACATCATCAGCTATGCTGACTTTGGTTCTACCTTTGAGATCTATCAGACCTCTAAGAAGGACAAGCCATCTGAAATCACCAATAGGGCGAAAGAGCTAGCTGCTAGGAACATGGGCAGAGCACCAAATGCTAATGCTCAACAGCAGGTACCCCAAGGGCCAATGAACTTCCAAAGTGCTAGAAAAGCAATTAACAAACTTATTAATTAACATTATCATTAGAAATGCCGCCAAATGTAAATATCACGACTACCACAAACCAATACCTTGCACCAGCATGGGTTGACCAGGTACTCCGTGACAACTTCTTCTTCGGGAAAATCCTAGAGAAGACAGAAAGATGGGACGGTTCTCAAATGCTCTTCCCGATCAAGTATCAGAAGGGTGTTGCATCCGTTGCCTTCAATGGTTTCGACTTGCTACCAATTACTCAACAGCCAGTCTCTGTAAACATGACGTTCTACCCTACTTTCGTAGCTACCAACGTTGCGCTTGCAGGTTCAGATCTCTCTGTTAACAAAACAAAGAGTCAAACTCTTAACCTCATGGCAACCATGATGGAATCAAGAGCACAGGACCAAGCCGATGACATCGGTAACTTCTTCCAGCAAGATGGTTCTGCCTTCGGGGGTAAAGCTCCCATGGGTCTAGCTGGTATTGTAGATAACGGTTCAAATCTTGCTAGCTACGGAGGCCTCTCAAGGGCAACCTACACTGGATTGAATGCTACCGTTACTGCATCCGGAGGTACTATTTCTCTTTTGAAAGTTAGACAACTCTGGAACTCTGTTTCTGACAGTCCAGTAGCCCCAGATGTAACCTTAACTGATTACACCACATGGGCCTACTTCGAGCAGCTTCTAACTCCATTCCAACGCAACAACTACACTGACCAAAAGTCAATGCAGTCTGGTGCAGCTTACCGTGCTATGTTCTGGGATGGTATGGAAGTCTTCCGAGACAAGAAGATAACAACTGGTTACTTCTATCAGCTCAACACCAACTTCCTTAAGTTCTATGGACTTAACTGGTGGGAGGGTTCTAAGATTTCACCTAAAGCCAAGAACATTGAAGGTAACGTTTACGAGGATGCTGACTATGCTCCTGGTAATGCCTTCACTTGGACAGGGTGGATTCGTGCTTATAACCAAGGAGCTATCAACGGCTTCGTGATCATGGGAGGACAGCTCATCTGTACTGACCCATTCCGAAACGGTGTTCTCACTGGTGTCACAGGTGTTTAACCGTGATGGTATTAATTATTAGCTAATCACTCAATCTCATGACAATAGATGCAAGATTGTATAATCCAGCTCTAATGAATGGTGGAGTGATTCCGGAAGCCAATGAGGAGTTCGATAGCCAACCCGGTGCCACTGGTATTACTGGTGTCACTGGAGCTACCGGTCCTACTGGTCCAACAGGACCTGAAGGTGCTCCGGCATAATCCAAACCATCATGACTTTAGACGCTTCAAACTATGACCCAGCATTGATGATAGGTGCAGTCATTCCGACAGCAAATATCAACACAATCACAGGTCCTACTGGCCCAACCGGTGCCACAGGTCCTACTGGGGACACAGGTGCTCAAGGACCGACTGGTCCTACTGGGCCTACCGGTTCTTAATAGATAACTTAAAAACTTAAATGTCTCGATTAACTCAAAAAGGACAGGGCTCTCCTCTAAGTCTCTTTAGCCAGAGCACAGACTCTTCGCTAGCGACTCTGACAGGTGCACGCTTTGATTCTTCGGACGGTCGTGAATTCGTACTCGTCCTCGTGGGAGGTTCAAACATTGGTAATGCCTTGTTAGTTCAAGGTCCTGCTATTGTAGCCAACCACCAGAACATTGTTGCTTCTACCGTTGCAGCAGGTGCTACTCAGGTTACTGTAACACTGGGTGGAACTGCAGCTACCCTTAACCAGTATGCTGGTGGGCTCCTTGTGGTAAATGCAGGTACTGGTATTGGCCAGACTCTCCGCATTGCTTCACATCCTGCTCAGTCCAACGGTTCAGGTACTTTGGTTCTTACTCTTGAGGATGCTTTCACTGCAGCTACCCTCACTTCTGACACCAAGGTATGTCTCATCGCCAACCAGTACTCGGGTGTAATTGTCTCCCCCGCTTCTACCCTAACAGGTCAGATCGTAGGTGCAACACTTTACCCAGTTACTGAAGCTAATTATGCTTTGATTACTACAAAGGGAATCAACTCTTTGTACTCAGAGTCAAATATTGCAGCTGCTGGTTTCGGTGTTATTGGTGCAGCAGCAACAGCTGGCTGGGGCCGAAGTGCTACCGGTGCCGCTGGATTCTCCAAGGTCGGTTCTGCATACCAAGCCGCAGTTTCAGCTGAGGCTCGTGCAGTTGTTCTTGATCTCTAACATTCGTTAGAATCTCCACCTTGCCCTTACCATTGGGGGCAAGGATGGGGACTTTAACCCCAGCTCTGAGAAGAGTTAATTAACTTGAAAAAGTATGGATAACAATATATTACCTGATGATTTTGATGGAGTATTTAGATTCACTAACTTCAGTGAAGATGACTTTACTGCAAGATGGGGTGGGATTGAATACAAATTCCCAGCTCTAAAAACTTCACCTATGATCATTAGGGGTGCTACACCTGAAGAAGTTCAACACATTAGAAAGAAGTTTGCAAGTGAATTAGCCTTAAGAGAGTTCTACAGGACTCCTAAGTTTGCAGGTCTTGATAGTGTTCAACCGGGTGGGACACCAGCTCTTTACACGGATTCCGATCTTGCTCCTTTCATTCAAAAGTGTTTGGAACCGCTTCCACTTGCTGCTGCAGCAATGAAGCCACTTCCAAAGGACTCTGAAACTAGATACCGAAAGGACAAGAGGGGAAATAACGTTACGAAGGTTCTAGATGAAGATGAAAGTCTTCTTAAAGATCAAAGCTCTGTTATTGAATAGATATGAGACTACTGGACAAAAAAACAATAGTCCAGCAAAAGAACCTCGAACGTAAACGAGAGATAGATGAAGGTGTCAAATTGGCTAATAAGGTCGACTCCTTAAGGGAGACCGCAGCCAAGGAAGAGAAAAATCTATTTCAGTTTAGAGATGCAAATCTTGCTCAGGTCAAGAAGGATATTGATAGACTTCTTAACCAGAAAGAAGCACTTAATAACGAGTTAGAAGCTCTGTCTAAACAGCGTGAGGTTTTACAAGAACCTCTTGATCGTGAATGGGTAAAGGTCCGTGATAAACAGAAAGAGTTAGATGATATATCAGAAGTTCTTAGTAATAAAGAAAAGCTACTTGATTCCAATCAAAAAGAGTATGACAAAAGAGTAGCTGATCTAGACAAGACGAATAGGAAACTTGATATCATGCAAGGTACTCTGGAGCATGATATTGAAGAATCTAAAAAGCTTGTTACTGATGCTAAGTTAGCTCTATCATCAGCAAGAACAGAAGCATCTAAGTTAACAGCCAAAGTAGAAGGACGAGAGAAGCTTGTTGTTAAAAGAGAATTAGATGCTTCAGCAAGAGAACGTGATATAATCAATTCAGCAGAAAAGATTGCAAAGGATCGAAGAGAACTAGACTTAAGAGAGATTGCAATCAACGACCGTTATGCTACATTATTAAGAACAGAGGCTAGAATTAAAAAACATGGCTGATCAAACACTAATGCCTGATGGAAATGGTAAACCAACTCCGATTGGTAACTTCGCTCACATTACATCAACCGCTGCGGCATTGATAAAAACTGGATCTGGGTTTCTATACTCAGTCACGTTTAACACTCCAACAGCGGCGGGAACTCTTGAACTGGACGATGCTATAACCAATGCAAACCCAATTGCAATAGTAAAAGGAAATACTGTCCCTTATACTCTTCAATTCAATATTGCATTCTCAAATGGGTTGTATGTGGTTCCAGGAGGAGCTGCTCAAGATATAACAATTTCTTATAGATAAAATGCCAAATGCAACACGAGATGAAAACGGTGTTCCAGTACTTCTAGGGGCTCTAAATACAGATCCCTCAGTACCAATACCAGTAAAAGCAAATGCTATAACTCATGGGTTGAGTGTAGAAAATGCTTCAACTGGTAGTGATACTGGAAGACCTAATGCTCCTCGTGATGAAAATAGCATACCTGCTTTAATAGCAGTTTCTGCTGATGATGGTGTTACTCCTGTCATCGTGTATGCTACACTAAATGGCAAACTTTTAGTAGATTCAGCATAAAAACATGGCCAACGCACAAAGAGATGAAAACAGTGTACCAACCCTACTTGGGGTGTCCAATGTGGATGGAACAACACCGGTACAGATCTATGCAGATCCGGTAACTCACCGTCTCTTAATCGATGGTTCTGATGGAGCAACTGGACCTACTGGTGCTACCGGGGTTACCGGTCCGACAGGTCCAACCGGAGCTCAAGGAGAAACTGGACCTCAAGGACCTGCTGGATCAGCAACAGGAGCAACCGGAGTAACAGGCCCAACTGGCCCTACAGGTGAACCGGGTACTAATGCAATTTTGACAGGAGCAACTGGACCGACAGGAGATGTTGGCCCACAGGGACCCGCTGGTACTACTGGAGTGACGGGGCCGACTGGTGCAGATTCTACAGTCCCAGGACCTACTGGACCTACTGGCCCCACTGGAGATGCATCAACAGTTCCTGGACCGACTGGCCCACAGGGGCCGCAGGGGACTGCTGGAGCTCAGGGTGCTCAAGGTACTGCAGGAGTAAACGGAGTGACTGGTCCAACTGGACCGACCGGTTTAACCGGAGTTACTGGACCTACTGGTTTAACAGGACCAACAGGACCTTCTGGATCTGCAGTTCCTAGAGTAGCTTCCACTACGTCATCCGCTGTTCCTACTCCAAATGCAGATACTACTGACCTATTCGTTCTAACCCTACAAACTGCTACAGCAGCATTTCAAGCACCATCAGGAACTCCTCAAAACGGTCAGAAGTTGATTGTACAGATTGGAAGTGGTGGAACAGCTCAACCACTGACCTGGTCAGCTACAGGATATACTGGAAGCAATGGGGTTACTCTACCATCAGCAACAACGACTTCATTTTATTCATATCTAGGGTTTATGTATGTAACTGCTAACTCACTCAACAAATGGGCTCTAATAGCTAAAGTTTAATATGGCAATAGCATTTTTAACAGGAAACGGAGCACAGGGAGTTACGAATACTCATACTGCATCTTTAAATGCCACAGGTGCAAGTATTCTTATTGCTACCGTCTGGACTGTTGGAGATATTAGTACCACTGTGACGTTTAACGGTTCAGAGAACTTTACTCAAATAGGTTCAACCTATGAATATAACACGGGTGAGTTTCTCACTATCTGGTATTTGGTAAACCCAACATCTACTACAGCAAATGTTGTTGCGAGTCTGGGTGCTTCTATTATATCTGCTATGAGGTGTATGGCACTTAGCGGAACATCAACAACAGGTATACCAGACTCAACGGCTAATAATGCTGGTGGGCCAGGAGATAGTGCTACGGGAACAACCACGTCAGTTGCAGATAACTCTATCGGGGTAATGGTCGCTAGATTTGAGACAGGTAGCCCAACCTCAACAGGTGGAACAAACTTCACGTCAACAGTTCCTATGGGTGATACTGTTGGGTCTTTCTTAATCCTTGGGTATTCTGCTCTTAAAACTCCAGCAGGTTCTTTGCAAATGATTGCTAAAAGTTCAAGTGCTGGTGATGTTTGGGGTGTGAGGATTTTGTCTTTAGCTCCTGCGACTGTACCTGTTAATAGTCGTTTTCTAAACTTCATGCCTAATTAACAGTTTTGGTATTTACACTATCTATAGATGTAATAGAATATCAGTATGGAATCGACCAATTCTAAAATAAGTGTTGTGATGATTGTTAAGAATGAGGAAGCGGTACTAGACCGATGCCTTAGGTCTGTAGAAGGTGCTTATGAAATTATAATAGTAGACACTGGAAGCTCTGATAAGACTGTAGAAATTGCAAAGAAGTATACAGACAAAGTATTTGAAGATTATAAATGGGAAGATAGTTTCTGCAAGGCAAGGAATCATGCACTAAAAAAAGCTACCGGAGATTGGATTCTTTCTATCGATGCTGATGAGTTTCTTCATTCATGGTTTGAGGTAGAACAGGCTGTTACGCTTGCCATCGAAAAAGATCATCTAGCAGTCAACTGTAAGTTATTTGCAGAGGATAGCAACCAGCTCCACTTATTTCCAAGGCTCTTCAAGAGAGATGATAGGGTTTTCTGGGTTGGAGATATTCACAACCACGTGAGTGTATATGGAGAAGACGTGGGAGATGTAAGAATTACCTACGGTTACAGTCCAGCCCACCTTCTAGATCCTAATAGAGCCCTTCGTATCCTAGAAAGAGTATGTAAAGAGGATCCAAATGCTGTCAGGGAGAAGTTCTACCTTGGTCGTGAATATTATTATAGAAATTGGTTTGATAAAGCAGTTTTGATACTCGGACAGTATGTACAAAAGTCAAAATATATTCCAGAAAAAGCTGAAGCATTCTTGATGATGTCAGTATGTTACTGGAAACTAAGAATGGGAGAGGATTCTAGAGATGCATGTCTCCAGGCAATAAAGCTCAATGCTAACTTTAAAGAAGCAATAGTTCACATGGCTATGATCTCTGGTGAAGGTACTGGAAATGAAGAATGGGAGGCAAATGCAAAGCAATGGAGAGTCATGGCTGAAACCGCAAACAATAGAAATGTTATCTTCGTAAGAGAAATAGCAAAATGAAATCACTATTCTTATCACCACATGACGATGACCAAGCACTTTTCGGAGCCTTTACATGTATTAGAGAAAAGCCTCTAGTATGTATCGTAACAGACTCTTATATTCAACAGGCTAGAGGTGAGAAGGGTTGTTCTCCTGAAGATAGGGCTAAAGAGACAGAAGAGGCTAATAAGATATTGGGGTGCAAGACTTTGAGACTTGGGTTGCATGATGATACAGTAACTCAAGATCAAATAGAGAAAGAGTTTGATTCACTTCACGGGTTTGACATTGTTTATGCTCCTGCTTTACAAGGAGGAAGCCCACATCACGACATGGTTAGTATTGCAGCAACAAAGAGATGGGGAGCAAAGGTCGTCTACTACACAACCTATACGAAAACAGAACTCCACACGACAGGAGAGCAGGAAATTATACCGACCCCAGAAGAAACTGAGATCAAAAATAAAGCACTAGACTGCTATGTATCACAGAGAATGATTAACTTTCCCCATTTTCAATCAATTTATGGTAAAAACGAATGGTTAATTGGTAAGAAACTCCGAAAAGTATTCATTTTGACTCAGTTTGGAGGAAAACATAGCTGGTCAGATCAATATATTCAACATTTAGAAAGACTCGGTGAAAGAGGGTGGTACTGGAAGATTTTCACACCAAACAAGTACGAAAATGTACCATGGAACGTTGAGATTATAGATATGACAATAGAACAGTTCAATGTAATGGCAAAGGCGAAGATTGGAGTAGATCCAGCAAACTATCTAACCGAAGAAGGTTTCCCAAAGAAGAATGTTAGTGACTATTACGTTGCATCTGGTCAATTATTCGAGGATTATATCAGGGGATTCGACTACTGGGGAATGACTAACTGGGACGTTGTCTATGGAGACCTTTCTAGGTTCATTCCTGACCATGCTTTAAGCAAGATGGACGTATTCACTGATGACGTTAATACCATAAATGGAGTCTTTTGTCTCTTCCGAAATATACAAGAACTTAACAACCTTTTCCGGGAAATACCGGACTGGGAAGAAAAGTTCACTACTCATAAACTATTCGGTACAGATGAATATGACATGACCACACTGATACGATCAGAAGACGTCAAAAAACGATTCAAAATCGGATACCCAGAATACTATCCGTTACATAGTCATGACCGTTTAGAACACCAGGTTCCAGAGGTCAAATTAGAGATCAAATCTGATGGATCTCTGTGGGAACTATTGAAAGACGTGGCACCTCCAGATTGGGAGCATGCACGTCCTTTCATCGGAAGACAGATTATGTATTATCATTTTTTAAGAACTAAAGAATGGCCAAAATGTCTAAAATCGCACTAATCACTGGTATAACTGGGCAAGATGGGAGTCATCTAGCAGAGTTGTTAAAATCAAAAGGCTATGAAGTTCATGGTCTAGTACGTCCATCTTCTACCTTCAACAGGCAACGAATTGACCATCTATTCCCAGAAGGAACCCGTGAGAACTTTCTTCACTATGGAGATATGACTGACGTGTTTTCTATCTTAAGAATACTTAAGAAAGTTAAGCCAGATGAGGTTTATAATCTTGCTGCTCAGACTCACGTAGGAGTATCGTGGGACATTCCATATTATACTGCCCAAACCACTGGAATTGGAGTACTTAATCTACTTGAATCCATTCGATTTCTAGAACTTAAATGTAAGATCTACCAAGCTTCAACATCCGAGCTATTTTCTGGAGATCCATCAGAGGTTCCTCAAAATGAAGATACTCCTAAGAACCCAGCATCACCTTACGGGACTGCTAAGCTCTATGGATTCCAAATAGCAAAGAACTATAGAGATGCATTTGGTATGTTTATCTGCAACGGAATACTTTTCAACCACGAAGGCCCAAGACGAGGAGATAACTTTGTTACTAAGAAGATTACAAATGCTGTTAAGAGGGGAGAGGTCCGACTTGGAAATCTAGATGCTTCAAGAGACTGGGGATATGCTCCTGAATACATGGAGCAGGCTTGGTTGATGTTACAACAGGACCAACCAGATGACTACGTCGTAGCTACTGGAGAAACCCACACGGTTCGGGAATTTATTGGTTGGGTTGAAAAAGAGACAGGAAAGGAATTAAAAGTCATAATAGATCCTCACTACAAAAGACCACAAGACGTTCCAGTTCTTAGAGGTGATGCTACCAAGGCCAAAAAGAAACTTGGTTGGGAAGCTAAAGTTAAGGGTATTGAACTAGTTAAGAAAATGCTATGGTATATGCAATAATAGGAAGACATGGTTTGATTGGATCTACTCTAGCAAAGAAGTTAGAGGCTCTTGGTCATTCTATTAGTTCTAATCCTTCCCCAGAGTGTGATGCTATTATTCATTTAGCATCTCCTACTCATGTAGAGTTTGACAAGAATACAGACTATCACATGGGAGAAGCTCTTGCAAGTTTTCAGTTTCTACTACCTTACTGCAAACAGCATGACATACTATTTATCTATGCCTCTAGTGCTCTAGTGTATGAAACAGAAAAGAAAAGTTCTTTCCGTAACTGCAAGATGATATTGGAGCAAATGGCTGAAGCTTATGGTGGTAGAACTCTCGGTCTGAGGATTTTTCCAGTCTATGGGAATGGTGAGAACCGAACTGTAATTAGTCAGTGGTGTAGAAAGATGAAAGCAGGTTTTCCCATTTCAGTGAATGGAGATGGAACCCAGACAAGAGACTTTATACACGTTGATGATGTAGTTGACAATATCATTAGTGCTATCGAATACTCTAGAACAGGAATCATGGACGTCGGTCCTGGTAACCCAGTAAGTTTTAATGAAATTATAAAAGAGATACAGAGCCAATTAGATATAGAGGGTGTTATTAAGTACAATCCAGCACCAGTGGGCTACTCCAAAGGTATTCAATGCCACAACCCAGTACCCTGTAAAGTGTCATTAGAAGAAGGCATAAGACGTATAATCAATGAATAGAGAAAAAGAATATTGGAACAATAGGTACCAAATTGGAAATAGCGGCTATGGATCCTATGGTGAACAGCTTAAAAAGAAGCTTGACTGGATTTGCCCACTAGACTTCAATACCGTCACAGAAGTAGGTTGTGGGGATTTTAATTTTGGTAAGAATATTTTAGAAAGGCACCCATCTAATTATGTCGGATATGACATCTCTAATGTAGTTGTTGATAGGAATCAATTACTGTACCCTCGTTATAGATTTATTACTATCAATGAAAATACTCCATTTGAAAAATCAGATCTACTATTATGTGTAGATGTTCTATTTCATGTCTTCGAAGAAGAAGATGTTGAGAAGTTACTTTCAAAATTAGAAAGTGCATGGACTAAATACTTAGTAGTGACTGCTTATGAGAGAGATGAACAAAAAGACAACCACGTTCGTATTAGAAAGTTTGATTATAAAAGATTCGGAGAACCTCTTATTAGAGAAATTGTAGAGGAAGATGGAGAACTTTACTTCTATTTATTTGAAAAGAAATGATAGACCTCTCTAAAGTAACTTGTTGCCTCATTACAAAGGATAAAAAGTACCCACCGGAAATCATCCAGCACCTCTCTCAATATGAATTTGGTGAGATTCTGATTAGCACCAACTGTGACAGCCCTCACCGAAAGCATGAATTGTTTGCAAAAGCAAAGCATGATCTTATATATTACCAGGATGATGACGCAATATGCCCTGTTAGAGAACTGGCGGAAAAGACAGATCCTAGAATTATTAACGTGGCAATGAAACGTCAACACTTTGAACAGTACTCTACTCTGAAAATGACAATGGGTCTTGGTTGGGGTTCTATCTTCCCAAAGAAACTACTAGAATCTTTACAGAAATATAGAGATGTATATGGAGAAGACGAGGTCTATAAGAGGGAGACTGAAAGAATCTTTACGTACCTAAACTATCCCCAGAATCGGATGATATTGCCTATCGTTGACTTACCTTCTGCTTACGCACCTGATAGGCTATCAATGCAACCAGGTCATTACGATTATATACAGGTAGTTGATGAGCGGTGTTCAAAACTATTATGATATAATGCCACTATGGCATATCGTCTAGAAAAAAATAAAAATGGACAGGAGGATATAGTTATCGATGGTTGGGAAAAAGGAATTGCACCTTCTCCATTTAAGGGAATTGCTAACATTCGTAATTTCAATATCAAGTATTACGAGGGTGTCGCATACGTGAATTACAAAAGAAAAGCTGCTACAATAAATAACAGTGCTGGAGTTTCGTCTCAGGCTTTCACTGTATCAGTGGCAACACCTGCAATATTTACATCTGCAAGTCATGGACTAATTGCAGGAGAAACTATCACTTTAGAAACAACCGGAGCACTCCCTACTGGACTATCTACTGGTATTACGTACTATGTTATTTCTGCAGGTCTATCTGCTACTGAGTTTGAACTATCATTAACACGTGGTGGGTCTGCAATAAACACATCTGGTTCTCAGAGTGGAATTCATACATTTAGGGTGGTGACTGGTAAGCCTTTATATGATACTAAGAGTCCTGCTGGTGTGATCTATTTCGTTGATGATGCAAGAAATATATACAAGCAAACTGCAGCAAATGGATCAATCTTCCAACACCTTACTGGAAACTTCGATCAGCCAATTACTGGAATACAATATTGGAATGATTATCTATTCGTGATGGGTCAATCAGGAGGAACTGGTAGATTTGAAATATGTGGTACTGGAGCAGGTGACTCTACTATTACTTCATCAAATTGGAATACTGCAGCTGATGTTCCAGTAACCTGCACTATTACTATAGCAACTCCCGGTGTTGTTTCCGCAACTGGACATGGGCTTATTGTTGGTCAACAGGTTAGATTTCAGACAACAGGGGCTCTCCCAACGGGTCTCGTAGCAGGTACTAGGTATTTCGTGTCTTCTGCTGGTTTAACGGCTGATGAATTCCAGGTCTCATCATCTTATGCGAATGCAATTGCCGGTACGTCAATAAACACATCTGGTTCTCAAAGTGGAACACAGACGTTTACTACAATCTATGGAACGTGGCCTATTAGAAACGATGCTAACATATCATTTACTACAACCCCCCAGGTTGGTGATACGTCTGGTACCATTTCGACATGTGTAGACGGTACAAATACTACTCAAGCAGTGTGGAACAGTCCGACTGGTGTTTACAATCTTCAAATTAACTTTGCAAACGGCAGAACACAGACTGTTGTTGCTAACTTTACACAGGGATCTCCTTACGTTACGTGGTTTCCAGCCCTTAATGACATAGCGGATGATGCATCACATGATACTTATTGGGGTGGAACACTTGCAAACACTCTTTTTAACAATGCATCTCTAAATCATCCGTCTGATATTGCTCAAAATACTGGAGACTTTTACTTTGGAAATGGATCAATGTTAGGTGCTATGACTCTTAATATCAATCAAAGATTTAACAAGAATGACTTTAAGACATTTACTTTCTATGCAAATATTCTTAGCCTCCCAACTTACGAAGAAGTCGTTGATATGACAGAATTACGAGATCAGTTAATAGTTCAGGGGCAGTATTATATATACCCATGGGATTTCGTGAATCCATTTTGGAACACCCCAGTACCTCTAGATGAAGAAATCAATAAGTCGATAAACATACTTAACAACATCTATATCTTTGCTGGAAACAAAGGCAATATTTATATTTCAAATGGATATTCTATAAGTAGATTTGCCAAGTTACCAGACTATGTTGCTGGAGTAATTGATCCAGCATGGATCATCGGGGGTGTTATGCAACACAGGCAGAAGCTATATTTCCAAGCCACAGCCTTTAATAGTGACTCTGGTTCTGTTATATTTGGTGGCTACTTTAGTCTGGATTTAGATACTGCAGCTCTTAACATGGAAAATCAATACTCTGGAGGTCTTGCCCCTACTGGAATTGACGGTGGTGGATTCCTAATTGATGTGTCTGACCAGACTATAAAATATGACAAGTATTATTCTGCTTATGGAGCAACTGTGACCACGATAGAGTACAATGACACTGATCTGTATACTGATGATGAAGCAATGATCGAGACAGACTTAATACCAATAGGAACTTTCTTACAACCTCGAACATTTTCAAGTATTGAATTTAAACTTGATAGACCGATGGCTACTGGAGATTCAATTGCTGTATATGCAAGAAACTCACTAACAGCAAACTATACGCTGATTGGAACCACGACAACCACATTACTTGCTGATTGTTTTCAGCAGATTCCATTTGAAAAATGGCAATGGGCTCAGTTTAAGATTTTAGTGTCCTGTAATACTGATGCTGCAATTTCATCATTTGTCCCTATTAGAGAAATAAGAATAAGATAATGTTTAACGAAGAACAAAAAGCAGAAATAAGGAGAATGATCCAAGAAGAAATGGATCATGGTTATCGAAGTGGAGATCCTCAAATTGCTCCACATTCTCACAACGGCAATGACAATCTTAGAATAAATATTGCAGATGTTGATGGGGTGATACCAGTTCGTCAGATGGAAGGCGGTGTTAACTTTCTAAACCAGTTAACTCCAACAGGTAGTGACACTGGTGTGATTAGACCTGCTCAATATTTAGCAAATCCAGAGATTGCAGTTATTGGTCGAATTCCAGTAATTCAGGGAAATGGACCCGGGGTACAAGGTGCTTTTAATGGAGGAGATGCACCAGTCGGTACAATGGTTGCATTTTCAAATGGGAATGTGTTGAGTACTCTATGGGTCAAGGTAATAGAGGGCCCCACGGGGGTTGGAGAGTGGATCGGTTTTAATGTAGATAGCGTGATATAATAAAAATGCAATGAAAACATTCACACAACTAAAAACTTTGTTTGGATCACTTTCGCAGAATAGCTCTGACGATAACATCACTCTTGGTGGTCAGTTAATCAACGACCAACATCGGTATCTTATTCAGAAGTTTTTCGATAATGAAAGATCAGTAACTTTCCAAACAATCGGGGGTGAGGAACTTACACTAACAGGAGCACTTATTATCGGTGACACTACTGGAACACTTACTGCAGCTTGGTCATATCCAACGTATAGACAATATGTAACATTTTCTAGTGGGGAACAGAGATATGTTCTCTTTACGAATGGATCAGCTGCTATTAGCTGGGCAGATCCTCTCCTTGAAGCAGCGACTGTAACAATTAACACGCTAGGAGTTCAAGACTATAATATACCAGCAAACGTGTCGAAAATTATTAACGATACGATCAACGTTGGTCAATTGAAGTTCCAACCGATGTTCGTTCACACTCGACAGGAGTGGGATCAGATTAACTTCCTTCCTTATACCTCAGACATTCCACAGTATTGCTTTATCTACAACGGTAAACTTTCTATTTTCCCAATCCCATCAACTACTGGAAATATTGTAACGTTCAATTATAAAGTAAGAGTAGCAGATCTTTCATTTGCAGATTATGAAACTGGTGCTCTTGCTAGTGGTGGTGCATCTGCTGGAAGTGTTGCAGTGTCAGGAGCAGGTACTGGTTGGAGTGCAACTGCTGGTTATCCTGTAGGTTCTGACATTTCTTACTACAACCTCAACCTTAAGATCAATCCACCCTATGGTGATGGGATATGGTACCCAATCAACCAAGTAAGTAGTGATACTGCTCTTGTACTTAGCCTCCCTGTTGTTAATGCACCCAATATTGCAACAGGTACGACCTATAAAATTGGGCAACTTCCTCTTCTACAGGAAGACTTTCACGACATGTTAGTGTACGGTGCACTTAAAATCTACTTCTCTTCAATAGTTCCCGACCTTAATAAGTTTAAGCAATATGATGCAGAATATCAAAAGAGATATGACATGCTGGAGGAGTACGCTGGAACCAAACAAAGAAACATCGACCTAGGTGCTCAGCCCCAACCCGTCAATCCAAATCTGTTCATATATGCTAGCGAATAATATGTTAAAGTAAAACTATGGCATCACTATCATTTTCAAATCTACTAGGGGGTTCCAGTCCATCATACAAGTCGACACAGCAACCGACTAGTAATTACCAGTCTCTTCAGGGTTCTCCACTTAATTCTGCTCTTATAAATAAGATGCAGACTTCTCCGTATCAATCATTACAACCAGCTCAGAACAACTATCAGTCAATGGGACAAGCTCCTGCTGCTAATCAAACCATGATGCCAAAAGCTACTCCAACTATTTCAAACCCTCTATCTACTCCTAAAGCTTATGCTTCTACAGTTCAAAATCCATCACCTACTCCACAGTCTTCACAGTCTCAATCAAATGTTAACCAGCAAGCACTTACTGGTCTAATGGACACAGCTAGAGGAATTTCTGCTACTCTAGATAGAATGGCAAGTGAAGAAAAGGCTTCAAAATCTCAACCTGCTCCTCAGCAACAAGCACCTCAACCAACCCCTCTATTTTCTCAATTCCTTAATCAGGGACAGCAACAACTACAAGAGGCTGCTAAGGTAGGAGGTGAGGTTGGTGAAATGAGAAAGCAACTAGCTTTGACAAAACAGGGTGTTATGGCAAATCCAAATTATTCTGGATCTGTTAAAATTGGACAGTCTGGAATTGCTGAACAAAATGTAGGTACTCAAATAGCAGGTCTCACTGCACAACAACAAGCACTTCAACAGTCTGGACAGGCTGCTCTTCAGGGTGCTGGTATTGCTGCACCTGTACAGGTTCCATATTCAAATCAATTTGTTGATCCAACTACTGGCCAACCAATTGGTGGTGGTCAGGGAGTGGGTGGAACTCTTCAGAGTGCGGTGTCAAATATTGCCCAGAAAGTTCAAGCAGGTACTATGGGTTACGATGATGGTGTAGCTGCACTTGGTGCTTATGGTCAAGCTGGTATCAATGCTCTTCAACAAGCGCTTGGCCCCTCATTTGATATTGTTGCAAGTAATGCAAGAGCGGTTGCTAATGCATCAAATATTCTACAGACCGGTACAACTGGAGGTCAGATGCAGAAATCTGCACAGGCTGCCAATCAAGCTCTTGACACTCTCCAATCAGCGTATAACAACCTTAGTGGGTTCACTGGTGGTTCTGGTGTTCCTCTTATCAATCAATTCACTCAAAATGTTGCGATGGCAACAGGTCTTGGACGTGAATCAGTATCTGCCTATAAGCCTCGTGCGAGTCCGTCGTCTTGGATCTGCGCGACAGGCAGCTTCGAAGCCGCGGAAGGCCGGAAAGGGCCTCGGCCACGGAGACGGGCACT